CATCTGCAGATAAGGAAATACCAATTCCAATCAATCAAGTGATTGCATTGGTAGAACCTTTAGAGTCAATTAAAAAAATGTATTTGGAAAAAACAAATGGAAGAAGTAATCAAACTGATAGTTCTATCGAACGGGAAGAATCTGATAAGTCAGATTGACGAGGTAGGAAGTGCTGATATAGGACAACCTGATTGTAAGTTAACAAAACCATTTGTTGTTACTGGTGATGGGACACTTGAACAATTTTTAATAGGTGTCACAAGAGATAGTGTTTTTATGATAGGATCTGATAAAATACTAACAATAGCAGAACCTACACCTACACTACTTGAAAAATACTTGGATTTGACTAAGGAATGAGATTTTATACAAACGTTCAGATGGTTGGAGACAACTTCTTGGTTCGTGGTTATGAAGATGGTAGACACTTCGCAACCCGTGAGAAGTTTTATCCAACCCTTTTTGTTGACTCAAAAAAGAAAACAAAGTATAAGACTTTGGAGGGTGATTATGTAGAGGCGATTAAACCAGGCAGTGTACGTGATTGTAGAGAGTTTATAAAAAGATATGATGGTGTAGAAAATTTTAATGTTTATGGTAATGAAAGATTTATATATCAGTATATTTCAGATAAGTATCCTAATCAAGAATTAAAGTTTGATATTGAGAAGATTAAATTAGTCACACTTGATATTGAGGTCAAATCAGAAAATGGATTTCCTGATGTAGAATCTGCTGCAGAAGAAATACTTCTTATATCAATACAAGATTATACTAGTAAAGAAATACTTACATGGGGTTTAGGTCCTTTTAAGAATAAACAAAAGAATGTAACATACAAATCATTTAGAACCGAACATGAACTTCTAAGTAATTTTATTAACTGGTGGATGATAGAACAAAATACACCTGAAGTTATTACTGGTTGGAATAGTAAGTTGTATGATATTCCATATGTTTGTCGTAGGATTGAAAGAATTCTTGGTGAGAAGTTAATGAAACGTATGTCACCTTGGGGTCTTGTAACCGAAGAAGAAACTTATATTGCTGGACGTAGGCATATCTCATACGATATTGGTGGTGTATCTCAACTAGATTATCTAGATCTCTATAAGAAGTTTACTTATAAAGCACAAGAGTCTTATCGATTAGATTATATTGCTGGTGTAGAACTTGGGCAAAAGAAATTAGATCACAGTGAGTTTGATACTTTTAAAGACTTCTATACAAATGGGTGGCAGAAGTTTGTAGAATATAATATAATTGACGTAGAACTTGTTGACCGTTTGGAAAGCAAGATGAAGTTGATTGAACTTGCTCTCACTATGGCATATGAAGCCAAGGTGAATTATGAGGATGTATTCTATCAAGTTCGTATGTGGGACACCATCATTTATAACTATTTGAAGAGAAGGGATATTGTTATTCCTCCTAAGAATAGATCAGATAAAAACGACAAATACGCAGGTGCTTATGTCAAGGAACCGAAAGCAGGAAAGTATGATTGGGTTGTTAGTTTTGACCTTAACAGTCTGTACCCTCACCTTATTATGCAGTACAATATTTCCCCAGAGACCATCAGGGAAACTAGACATACCAGTGCGAGCGTTGAAAGGATCTTAAACAAGGAGTGTAAGTTTGATGGAGATTATGCAGTTTGTGCGAATGGAGCACAATATAGGAAGGATGTGCGTGGGTTCTTGCCTGAACTTATGGACAAGATGTACGGGGATAGAGTTATCTTCAAGAAGAAGATGCTTCAAGCGAAGCAGCAGTATGAGAAAACACCGACGGAGGCACTGGAGAAGGAGATTGCTAGGTGTAACAATATCCAGATGGCGAAGAAGATATCCCTCAATAGTGCCTATGGTGCTATTGGTAACCAGTATTTTCGTTACTATAAACTAGCAAACGCAGAGGCAATTACTCTTTCTGGTCAAGTTTCTATTCGTTGGATCGAAAATAAAATGAACCAGAAGATGAATAAGATTTTGAAAACTGAGGAGGTTGATTATGTTATTGCTTCAGATACTGATTCCATCTATCTTAATTTGGGTCCTTTGGTTGAGGTTGTATACAAGGGCAGAGAGAAAACTAATGAAAGCGTTGTCACGTTCCTTAATAAGGTGTGTGAAAATGAATTTGAACCTTATATTGAAAGTTCTTACCAAGAACTGGCCGACTACGTAAACGCTTACGATCAAAAGATGTTCATGAAGCGAGAGAACATCGCTGAACGTGGTATATGGACTGCTAAGAAAAGATATATTCTAAACGTATGGGATAGTGAGGGTGTTCGATATGATGAACCCAAACTCAAGATGATGGGTATTGAGGCAGTTAAATCCTCTACACCTGCACCTTGTAGGGCAATGATTAAGGATGCACTCAAACTTATGATGAATGGTACTGAGGAACAGGTTATTGATTTTATTGAAGAATCAAGGGCAAAGTTTAGAAAACTTCCACCTGAAGATATTGCTTTTCCTCGCACCGCATCTAACGTGCAAAAATATAAAGCACATGCTACAATATATGCGAAGGGAACTCCTATACATATACGGGGTGCATTGCTTTTTAATCACTATGTGAAACAAAAAAAGTTGGATAACAAATACTCTTTTATCGGCAATGGTGAAAAAGTTAAGTTTCTATACTTGAAGAAACCTAATATTATCCAAGAAAATGTTATCTCATTCATTCAAGATTTTCCTCACGAACTCGGTCTTGACAAATATGTTGATTATGATTTACAATTTGATAAGAGTTTCGTGGAACCACTAAAAACTATATTGGATGCAATTGGTTGGAATGTGGAAAAAACTGTAAACCTAGAACTATTTTTCTCCTAATGGAATTACCTATCGATCATAAAGATTTGAAAATAATTGTGAATGCACTTTCACTTGGTGGAGATGCTAGATTATATCACAAACTTAAAGGTATTAAAGAAGAGTTTGAATTAGAAGGGCAAATTTTAAGCGAAGATTACTCAGAGTATAGTTCACAATGTGATATTTAAACTATGGATTTTTTGAAAGAATTAGTAAAAGAGATTGGAGACGAATACACCCAAGTCGCAGCAGACATCCAAGAAAACGAAAGGTTCATCGACACAGGTTCATACATCTTTAATGGATTGGTGTCGGGTTCCATTCATGGTGGCGTATCTAGCAATCGCATTACTGCCATCGCTGGTGAAACTTCTACTGGTAAAACGTATTTTTCCCTTGCTATGGTCAAGAACTTTCTTGATAGCAACCCTGATGGGTACTGCCTTTATTTTGATACTGAAGCAGCAGTCAATAAGGGATTACTTGAATCTCGTGGAATTGATATGAAGCGTCTTGTGGTAGTAAATGTAGTTACTATCGAAGAGTTTAGGAGTAAGGCACTTCGTGCTGTAGATATATACTTAAAAACATCTGAAGAAGATCGCAAACCTTGTATGTTTGTGTTAGATTCTTTAGGTATGCTTTCTACAGAGAAAGAGATTAGGGATGCGTTAGATGATAAACAGGTTAGAGACATGACCAAATCTCAACTTGTTAAAGGAGCATTTAGAATGCTCACACTTAAACTTGGTCAAGCAAATATTCCACTCATAGTAACAAACCATACCTACGATGTCATCGGATCTTATGTCCCTACTAAAGAAATGGGAGGAGGCTCTGGTCTCAAATATGCCGCAAGTACGATCATTTATCTCTCGAAGAAAAAGGAAAAGGATCAGAAAGAAGTTATTGGTAACATTATTAAAGCTAAGACGCATAAATCGAGACTCTCTAAAGAGAATAAAGAAGTAAACATAAGACTCTATTATGATGAAAGAGGTCTTGATAGATACTACGGTCTTCTAGAATTAGGAGAACTTGGTGGTATGTGGAAAAATGTAGCAGGTAGATATGAAATGAATGGTAAGAAAATATATGCAAAAGAAATATTAAAAAATCCTACAGAATACTTTACTGATGATATAATGAAACAGCTTGATGCTGTTGCGAATCAACACTTCTCTTATGGAACGAATTGAGACTACTATTCTCAGAAATTTAATTTATAATGAAGAGTATTCTAGAAAGGTTATACCTTTCATCAAACCAGAATATTTTGAGAGTAGAACTGAAAAGGTAATCTTTGAAGAGATAACACAATTCATTGTAAAGTATGGTTCTTCAATTACGATTGAAGCACTTAATATTGAGACAGAAAACAGAACAGATTTAACAGAGTCTGAGATTGCAGAGGTTAGGGATATTAATAATTCTCTAACTGATGCTGTTGTAGAGAATCAGTGGTTAATAGATACTACTGAAAAGTGGTGTAGGGATAGGGCAATCTATCTTGCACTCATGGAATCAATCCATATTGCTGATGGTGAGGATGAGAAAAAGAATAGAGATGCTATTCCAACTATTCTCTCAGATGCACTAGCAGTATCATTTGATAATCATATAGGACATGATTACTTACAAGAC